AGTCGAGTGAGTCTTCAGAATCAAGTTCTTCAGAATCTTCACAGTCGAGTGAGTCTTCTGAATCGAGCTCTTCTGAATCTTCAGAGTCGAGTGAGTCTTCAGAATCAAGTTCTTCAGAATCTTCACAGTCGAGTGAGTCTTCTGAATCGAGCTCTTCACAGTCGAGTGAGTCTTCAGAATCAAGTTCTTCAGAATCTTCACAGTCGAGTGAGTCTTCAGAATCAAGTTCTTCAGAATCTTCACAGTCGAGTGAATCTTCAGAATCGAGCTCTTCTGAATCTTCAGAGTCAAGCGAATCATCAGAATCAAGTTCTTCTGAATCTTCACAATCTTCAGAGTCAAGCGAATCATCAGAATCATCTGAATCAAGCTCTTCTGAATCATCAGGATCGAGTGAATCATCAGAATCATCTGAATCGAGCTCTTCACAGTCGAGTGAGTCTTCAGAATCGAGCTCTTCGCAATCTTCGCAGTCATCTGAATCAAGTGAATCATCAGAATCGAGCTCTTCTGAATCGAGCTCTTCAGAGTCAAGTGAGTCTTCAGAATCTAGCTCTTCTTCTTCACAATCTGGAGATAGTAGTTCAAGTTCTGAATCTTCACAATCATCAGGATCGAGCTCTTCTTTTAGTTCAAGTTCTGAATCGAGCTCTTCTCATTCTTCACAGTCGAGTGAATCTTCACAATCATCAGAGTCAAGCGAATCATCTGAATCAAGCTCTTCTGAATCATCAGGATCGAGTGAATCGTCGGGGTCAAGTTCTTCACAATCTTCAGAATCAAGTGAATCATCGGAGTCAAGTTCTTCACAATCTTCAGAATCAAGTGAATCATCAGAATCAAGTGAATCATCAGAATCGAGCTCTTCAGAGTCGAGTGAGTCTTCTGAATCGAGCTCTTCTGAATCTTCAGAGTCGAGTGAGTCTTCTGAATCGAGCTCTTCACAGTCGAGTGAGTCTTCTGAATCGAGCTCTTCTGAATCTTCAGAGTCGAGTGAATCTTCAGAATCATCTGAATCGAGTTCTTCACAGTCGAGCGAATCAAGTGAATCATCAGAGTCAAGTTCTTCAGAGTCGAGTGAATCAAGTTCTCAATCTGTAGATAGTTCATCGAGTTCAGAATCGAGTTCAGAATCAAGTGAAAGCAGTTCATCAGACGGTAAAATTAATTATGATGAATTTTCCGCAATGCCAAATAATTGGATGAGAAAATGTCAATCTTCTTATGATAATGAAAAAGAGTTGTACGGAATTCTTCAAATGGAAGCTTGGAATTTACACGGTGTCCCTATGGTTTATTATACTGTATCTTACGATATTACTCATAATAAAATTTGGGGTGAAGATATGAATCAAGAAACACAAAGTGCTTTTGATATTATGAGTTATTATGATCTTCCAAAAGAAGAAGAAATTTGGAGTAAGTTTGGTATAGAAGGAATTGATAATTTTCATTTATATATTAATAAAATGCATTTTAATGATGTTACTGGTGGTACTGGAACTTATCCTATAAGTGGTGGTTATACACCAAAAATTGGTGATATTATTAAAGCAAAATATAATGATTATTGGTATGAGATTGTTGAAGTTAGTCATGAAGAAGAAATGTTTCAACAATATAAACATTCTTGGGATTTAGTTGTTAAACCATTCAAAGATGATCATATTACTGCTGGTGGTTCAACAAGCGCAACAGAGATTAGTGCAGTAACAGATAAAGAAACAGATATATTTGATATAACAAATGATATAAATACAAGTAAACAAAACATTATTTTTTCTGCGGGTCCTTGTGAAGCCCCAAGAAATAAAAATAAATATGGTTGGTGGTAATTATGGGAAATTTTGATTCATTTAATAGACAAAAGAATGATTATTTTCATTATCAAAGTGAGTATGATAATGAAAAGACATTATATGATTTAATGATTACCGAAGCATACAATCTACATGGTGTGTGTATGACTTATTTTGTTACTACATATAATACTCAATATAATAGAATTTGGGGAGAAGATAATGATAGACGTTGGGAAAGACAATTTGAATTTATGGCATATACTGAATTACCTAAAGAGGAGACCAATTGGACTAAATATGGTATTGAACCGTTTGATACAGTAATTGTTTGGGTTTCTAAAAGACATTTTGAAGAAGCGTCAAAATATGATTCTGCTGGAACAAAAAGATTAGAATTATCAGCTTATATACCAAAAATTGGAGATATTATAAGATTACAATATTCTCAGTATTATTATGAAGTAGTTGATGTTAGTCAAGAAGAAGAAATGTTCCATCAAACAAAGCATTCTTGGGAATTGACTGTGAGACCATATAAAAATGAACATCTTGGTTTTCAAGCTGATGAATTTCCTTTTCAAACATCAGCCAGTATGCCGGGAGCAATTGCAGTAACAAGTGCCGCGGATATATTTGATATTTCAGAAACAATAAATGAAAAGAAATCACCGATTATTTTTTCTGCGGGTCCTTGTGAAGCCCCAAGAAATAAAAATAAATATGGTTGGTGGTAAGGAGGCAATAATGAATAAAGAATATTCAAGACATCTTTTGGGAGAAAAAGTAGAAGAAGGAATGTTTTCAGGCGCAAAATCTGAAGAAGAAAAACTTGCGAAAGCAATCCTTAAAATAGTTAAAGAAAAATCTAAAAAGATGGGATTAGATTACAAAAAGGTTTTGGGAGCCATGGGGTAAATAGTAAAAGGAGATAATAATGACAGATAAAGATAGAAGTAATATTGATTCAGTGTTGACATATATCTTAATTAAGAAATTGATTACTCCAATTATCAAAACTAAAGCATATAAACTTGGTCTTGTTGATAAGGTTGGTCACTCTCTTAAGAAGCCCGAAACATCAGAAGAGAAAACAGCATTATCTGTGTTTGATAAATTCATATTTAAATTGAAAAGACTTCTTGGCGGAAAAGTTATGAATCTTCATCGGTTTCTTTATCTTCAAACATTGAATAATGATTTTTATTCTAAACTTTTGGTAAAAGGATCTGTTGAGAACAGAGCAGAAATTAAAAGGATAAAAAAAGGTGTGGAGGGGCTCGCAGAGAAATATGATAGAACTTTTGAAGAAATATTAATGGGGATTTTAAATGAAGAACTCAGACAGGAGGATATAAATGAAATTTAAAGAATATTTGAATAATTATTTAAACGAAGGTTTTTCATTATTGGGTAGTGGAAAAGGTGTAGAGGGATTTGATAATGAATCTAAACCTATTTCTATTAAAGCCCTTGATAAAAAGTAATATTCTAATGCTGTTAAGAAGTCTTATTATAAATCATTAGCAGAATAGACTAAGGAAGTTATATCAGCATTATCAAAGGTTGGTCTTAAAGCTCACACAGGTTCGGGTGAAGAATGGATTGGAACATTCACTGGAGCTTTGAGTTCTGAAGAAACCGCTCGTTTAAAAGTGTCTCTTTCTAAAGACGGAAAAGACACTAAAAATATGCTTATAATGAGCATTTATAAAATGCCGAGCGGAAATTATGAATTAACGAGTTATATATCTTAGGAGGAATAATGAGTTTTAAAGAATATTTAAAACAGAGATTGCAAGTCGAACAAGACATTGAAGATGGTAAAATTAAAGTAAATGAAATTTACGCAGGAACTCTTGAAAAAGATACTGTAAATGATTTTATTGTTTGGCTTCAAGAACAAGGCATAAAAGAAATTAATGATGGTAATGTTTCGGAACTTTTCGCCGATGATTTTAATTTGGTTGATTCAGTTGCTGATTATTGGGATGAGTTTGTAAATGAACTCAAAAATGCAGGGATTAAAGTTTGTCTTAATTATGATAATTAAGGAGGAATTATGCCAGCAGCATTAGTTCAAACAATGGCTGATAAAACAGGAAAATCTGTAGCTGAAGTGGAAAAACTTTGGGATAAAGCTAAAGAAATTGCAAGTAAGGAATATAAAGGTGTTCCGGAGGATAGTGATAGATATTATGCCGTTGTGGTTGGTATACTTAAGAAAATGCTTGGAATAAAAGAGCAAATCACAACAATTAATATTGGTAATATGGGGGCCGGACCTATTATGAATATGTACAAAAGAGGAGTTAAAAAACGTAGACGGGACGGGTCTTGTGTTGAAGAAAACACTTAAACAATGTAAGGTTAGTTATGGCTTTTTATGGAAATATTGTTGAATATATTAAATATTTACAGAGTTTTAAACGAGCTTCAATAATAAGGCCTGGATATTTTTATGTTTATGAATATGATTTTATGACTCATTATCCTATAGAGGAATTGAAGTTTTATGATTATATGCCATTATCATTTGTATTCACAATTATTAATGGAAAAGATAGAAGGTATTTTCAAGGATTAAATTTTCATCACATGCCTGTTAAAGCAAGACAGTGGTGGTTAGCAAAAGTTAAAACGATGGCAAGAACTTATTTTGACAGAGGTGGGTTTAGAAGAATACCGGGGCTTGATTATGCCGCATTAAGTAAGATTATGCGTAAAGGTAAATTTGGTGTAAGAAATTATCGTTTTGAATCGGTAAGGAATTTGCGTGAAGTACCATTAAATGATTTAGATGAAGTTTTAAAATTTTATGCCAAAACTTATTATGCTGTTACAATTGGACAAATTCAAGTTCGTTATAATAGTTTTAGACCTTAGGAGTAAATAATGGCAAGAAGAAAAATATCAGACATTTTAAAACTTAATCCGTTTTCAATCGACTTTGCAAAGGCGAGAGATAAAGATGAAGTTGAACAACAGATATTAAGTAGTAAAAATAGTCGTGGAATATCTAAAGAAGAATTAGACTCTTATCTCTCAACTGCAAATTTGGGATATTTTTCGGATGCAGATATATCTTATTTGGATATGACACCACTTTTAAATAATAAAAGGGCAAGAATAGGAAAATATCGTGAAATGTCATTGTATCCTGAAATAATGGAAGCCATAGAAAATATTATTAATGATTCTATAGTTGATAATGGTAATGGTAAAGTTTGTGAATTAATTATTGATAAGAAGAAAAAAATGCCATCAACAGTTAGAAAAAGAATTCATTCTGCCTTTGATTATTGGATAAATAATGTTATCAAAATTAAAGAAAAGGGTGATGAATATTTTAGAAAATGGTTAATAGAAGGAGAATTATATGGTGAATTGATTCCTAATAATAAAGGAAACAATATAATTGGTATTAAGATTCTTCCAGCATTTACAATGGCACCAGTATATAAGAAAGGTAAAATAGTTGGTTTTGTTCAGGTTGTAGATGTTGCATATAAAAATTTTGAAGTAACTGCAAACCAAGCTATAGATTTTGAGCCTAATCAAATAACCTATTCAAATTATGGTTTGTTTGGTCAAAATCAACTTGATGTTAGAGGATATTTAGAAGCCTCGGTTAGAACATATAATCAATTAAAATCTCTTGAAGATTCTATTGTTGTTTATCGTTTGGTTAGAGCACCAGAAAGACGAATTTGGAATATTTATACTGGAAGATTACCAAAAGGTAAGGCAGAAGAATATGTCAAGGGTTTGATGCGAAGATATAAACGTAAATCTATTTATGACCCAAATACAGGGGCTGTTGATTCCGCACAAAATGTCCAAGCAATGTCTCATGATATTTGGTTTACTAAAGATGATTCAGGTCAGCAAACAAATATTGATACTATTGGTGGCGGCATGAATCTTGGTGAAATTACAGATTTAGATTGGTTTAAAGAAAAACTTTACAAATCTCTTAGACTTCCATCAACTCGTTGGATGATAGATCAAAAACAAGGACCTTATAGTTCGGGTAAAATGGGTGAAGTAACAAGAGAAGAAATTAAGTTTGCAAGATTTATTGAAAGATTACAAAGGCGTTTTAAATATTTCATTTTAAATCCATTTATCACATTGCTTCATCTGAGGGGTATACCTGAAGAATATATTGATAAAAAATGGTTGGATATTAAATTTACAGAATCTAATTTATTTAAACAATATAAAGAGCTTGAACTTAAAGAGGCAAGACTTGGTATACTTTCATCTGTAGTTTCTTATATTGCAACAAGAGATAATATAAATGAGTCTGATGGTTTATTTAGTAAAGAATATGTATTAAAAGAATTCTTTAAAATGTCTGATGAAGAGTATGAAATTAATCAGAAATTGATAAAAAAGGAATTGGCAGATGATGAAGAAGTTCGTGATGAATTTCCTCTTTTGCCTGACCCAAATGAAGAACCACCAAATCAACCACCGGCGCCAGAGGAAAAGAAACCACCGGAGGATGAAGAATCGCCTGAAGAATCGTTACTTGTTTCTTAAATTATAAATAATGTAGATGGTGTTTCAGAAGAATTTGTTAAAAGTAAAATATAGGAGATAAGAAAATGAAATTTAAAGAGTATTTAGAAAAAGAAATGTTGAATGAAGGTGCTATTGAAAAAATTTCTAATTTTGCTTATGGAAATTCAAATGATTCAACACAAAATTTAACAAAATTTAAACTGATGATTCAAAGTTTATCTGCATCTGAAAAAAATGAATTAACTAAAACATTTAAAGATATTTTAAAATCAAAAGGTGTTATGATACCTGCAGGTGGTTATTTTGATGTTTTAGTTAAAACAGGAATAATTTCAAAATCAGATGATGTTTTTAAAAGAGTTTTTAAATAATGTAATATGAAATTTAAAGATTTTTATTTGTCGCAGAATCTTATAGAAATCTCATCAAATCTGAATGAGATTTCTAAAGATGCTCTATTACGTGCCACTGATAAAAAAAGATCAAAAAGGGAAAGAAAGAAATAATAACCCGACAGAAATAATATTTATAGAGCGTTATCAGGTAAATCAGAATGTAAGTTTAGAAATTTTGTAATAAGGAGGTTTAGAATATGAAAAACACTTTAACACAATCATTGCTCGATAAAGACTTCTCTTCTTTGAAGAGTAATATCCTCAAAGTCGTAGATAAAAAGATCGAGAGAAAAATCGAAGATACAAAAAAGACGGTCCTCGATAAGTTTAATGGCATACAATCAAAGACCGAGGAGTAGGAGATGATGAAACTATTATCAGAAGTCACAACATTTAATTCTCTTGAATTTCTTGTTGAAGATTCAAATGGAGAAAAAACTTATAAAATAAAAGGCCCTTTTCTTCAATCAGAAGTTAAAAACAGAAACGGAAGAATTTATTCAAAAGCTCTTTGTGAACGTGAAGTTGGAAGGTTTCAAGAAAAAATAAAAGCAAAAAGAGCCCTTGGTGAATTAGATCACCCACCATCTCCAACAGTTAATTTACAAACTGTTAGCCATTTAATAGAATCTCTTGAAATGAATAATAATGATGGTGTTGGTGTTGCTACACTTCTCGACACACCTCAAGGAAATATAGCTAAAAGTCTTTTGAAAGCTAATGTTCAGCTTGGTGTTAGTACAAGAGGAGTTGGAACACTTAATGGTTCAAAGGTGAATGAGGATTATAAACTTATTACTGTTGATATTGTTGCCGACCCATCAGCTCCAAATGCTTTTGTAGAAGGTATTCTTGAAAATAAAGATTACATTATTACAGAAAATGGTGATATTGTTGAAAGAGCTGTTGAGAATTTAGAGAAAAATCTTGATAATAAAGGTCGTTCAGGAGACATTCTTAAGTTTTTGAAAAACTTCCTTGAAGATATTCGCAAAAATTTATAGGAGGTTATATGAATAGACGTAAGAGAAAAATTGAACTTATTGATTCTAAAGAAGAAAATGTTAATACAAATATAAAAAAGGAACAAACAGAGTCTTTTCAACTTGTTGAAAAGACAGAAGTTAAATCAGAAATTAAGAGAC